GGAGAAAGAGATAAAGATATTTTACAGGCTTTACAAATAAAGTCAAAGATAATGGATGACCTTAACACTATAAACGACAGGTTAGATTCTTACTACATGAAACTTTATGGTGAAGATCAAGAGTTATTAAAAACTATAAAGGCAGATAAAAGGCTGACACCTGAATTCATAGCAAATTTATGACAATAAATATACAAGGAGTAGATTTTACATTACCTCCAAAAGGGAAAGTCTATAATGTAATATCTAAAGAGTTTGAAAAAAGACCAATCATAACAAGTGCTTCTAAGAAAGAAGATCAAGTTTGGATTAGGACTACACTCCCTGAAGGTTATAACTATAAGAGAAAAGAAGAGTTAATTAGACAGGCTGAGGATAAAGATTATTTTGATGTAGAGTTAGAAAACTTCAGATCTCAAGAGTGGGATAGAAGGTTAAACGGTGTGTGGTTTATGAATAATGGTAAGGCAGAATACCTGACGGGTATGCATTACTTATTTTTAAACTGGTGGAAAATTGATATTGGATATCCTAGTTTTAGAAAAGTAGATCAAGATTACTTTTATTTTTTACAGGCAACTATAGATGACCCTAACTCTCTAGTAATGATTGAGTTAACGAAGCGTAGGCAAGGTAAAACAGTAAGAGCAGGTGTGTTTATGTTTGACTTAATATCAAGATCTAAAAACAAGAACGGTGGGATTCAATCTAAAACAGCAAGTGATGCTAAAAATAATGTATTTGCAAAATCAATAGTAGGTCCATTTAAAAAACTTCCAGACTTTTTTAGACCTGTATATGATCAATCAAAAGGGGTCACCCCAACATCAGAGTTAAGATTTTATAGAACAACAAAAAGAGGAAAAAAATCATTAGAGGATTTAGGTAAACCAGAACTTGAAAGCCAAATAGATTGGAAGAGTTCAGAAAAATATGGATATGATGGAACAAAATTACACAGATACCTTGGTGACGAGGTTGGTAAAACTATGGAAGTGGATGTCTGGGAAAGGCATAACGTTGTACGTTTCTGTTCGGAATTGGATGGTGAGTATATTGGAAAATTACTTTACACAACCACTGTTGAAGAAATGGAATCAGGTGGTGAGTCATTTAAAAGACTTTGGGATAACAGTAACCAGGAAGATAGAAATGTTCATGGTAGAACTCCCAGTGGATTATTTCGATTCTTTACTCCCTCATATAAGACCTTATACTTTGATAAATATGGTCATGCAGATGAAGAACGTGCTAAGGACTATTATCTGGCTGAACGTGCAAATCTTATCAATGATGATCGTGCTTTGTCAAGTATTATACGAAGGAATCCGTTTACGATTGAAGAGGCTTTTAGGATAGATGGTGAAAGGTCTTTATTTAATGCTATGAAACTTAATGATCAAATTGATCGTATCTCTTGGAACGATAATTTATATACTAAAGGTAATTTTGAGTGGGTTGGAGATAGGGAGACAGGTTATGTAGAATTTAAACCAATGGCAAACGGGAGATTTAAAGTTGCTTACTTATTCGATGACAAAAATGACGCAAATATTGTAATAAAAAGAGGAAAGAATTATTTGCCTACAAGAAAAAATGAGTTTGTTATTGGCTGCGATCCATATGATCACGACAGTACTGTAGATCAAAGGAGATCTAACGGAGCCTTCTATGTATACAAGAAGCACAACTCAGTATCAAATTTTTATGACAGTTCGTTTATAGTTGAATACATTTACCGACCAAGTACCGCAAGACAATTTTACGAAGATGTTTTAAAGTGCTGTCATTATTATTCTTGTCAACTTCTATTTGAAGACAACAAGATTGGTATAAAGAATTACTTTGAAGATAGAGGTTATACCTCTTTTTTAATGTATTTGCCTGGTAGTGCAAAACCTGGTATGAGTGGGTCTGTGAGAACACATCAACAAATAGCAGAAGTGACTGAAGATTATATAGAAAATAATATAGAAAGAGTTTGCTTTCCGGAATTATTAAAAGACTGGTTAGAGTTTGATATAAGTAAAACAACAAAATTTGATGCAGCAATGGCAGCAGGGTACACTCTTATAGCAGATAAAAATATTCTATTAAGAAATTTTCACGCAAAAGGAAATCTAGTAGAAGCAAAAACAATGTTTAAAAAGTTTAAGGTCGGATGATAAAAAACGAAACTAAAGCAAACTATCCAAGCCATAATTTAGACCCAATTCAAAAGGATAAAGACTGGTGTTTGTCATATGCAAAAGCAGCATGGTTTGATTATACAAATCATGGTACACAATCATTTAATAATAATCGTGGCTCTTATGCTAAAATTAAAGATTATGCACAGGGAAATCAGTCAGTAAACAAATACAAACAACTATTAAATGTTGACGAATCTGATAATGAAAGTTGGTTTGCTATTGATTGGACTGTACTTCCTATAGTTCCAAAATTTAGAAGAATAGCACTAGGTAAATTAAACAAGACAGAATACAATATTACAGCCACACCAATTGATGCTATAGCACAAGCAGATATAGAAGACTACTATAAGCGTACTAAGGCAAAAATGGATTTAAGACAATCTATCTCCAAGACCGTTCCAGGAATGGAGGAATTTAGTGCGTTAAAAAAAGCCCCAAAAGATCCTGAAAATGATGAGGAACTGGAGATGCACATGAATTATACCTTTAAGCACAATGCCTCTATTGAAATGGAGCAGGGTATTGACCTTGTATTTCATACAAATGGAATGGATGAAAAACGAAAGCAAGTAATGGAATATTTATTTGATTTTGGTGCTGCGGGATATAAAGAGTATATAGATAGTAATGGTGCTGTTAAAATTAGAGTAGTAAACCCATCTAAGTTATTAATATCTCATTGTAATAAAAGAGATTTTTCTGATAAGATACACATGGGAGAGATTACGGAAATGTCTATTTCTGACTTAAAACAGAGGGCAGGTAATCAATTCAATGAAAAAGAATACCAAGATATTGCTGAAAGGTTTTCAGGAAGAAAAGGATCTACAAGGATGAATACATCCAATAAATTATTTTCAAAGAATTACGATGACAGTAAGATACTTGTATTGGAGATGGAATTTTTCTCTGTTGATCAAATGGTGCATGAATCTAGAACAGATAGAAGAGGGAACAAGAGATTTGGTAGAGCAGGTTATAATAGCCAAAACAAAAGAAAAAACAAGTATGTAAGGTCTTCGTATAAAACCGTATACAAAATATCATGGATTGTTGACTCAGATTATTGTTATGATTATGGATTGTGTAATGACATGAAAAGAGTAAAGTCCAAGTTAATGGATACTGACCTTTCTTATCATTTGTTTTCTCCAGATTTCCATAACATGAAGCCATTAGGTATAATGGAACAATTAATACCTATTGCTGATCAAATACAAATATCATGGTATAGACTTCAAAATACGATTAATCAAGCGAGACCTAAAGGTATCATGATTGAACTCGGAGCCTTAGAGGATATTCCTTTAGGATCAGGAGGTCAACAAATGAAGCCAATGGATGTTATTGACTTGTTTAATAAGACAGGTACATTAGTTTATAGAAAGAATGATATTGGTGGAAAGGCAACAAACTATAAACCAATAGAAGAATTAGAGAACGGTTTAGGTCGAGATGCTATGACGTACTACCAGGTGATTCAGAATAATATTGAAATGATTAGACAGATCACTGGTCTTAATGAATTTACTGACGGTTCTACACCAGATGCTAGGTCTTTAACTACAACTGCTAAACTAGCAGCACAAGCAACTAACAATGCTTTGGCTCACATAGAACAAGGTGAAAGATATTTACTGGAAAATTTAGCGGCATCTGTAATTATAAGATTGCAAGATAGCGTGAAGAAAAACCCAATTGAAGGATATGTAAGGTCTTTAGGTAATAAATCTATGGAGTTCTTTAAAATGTCTCCATCTGTTGGTAAGCACGAATTTGGCGTTAAAATTGAAGATAGACCGACTGAAGAGCAGAAACAAAGATTAATGCAGATTCTACAAGGTAGTGTTGCACAAGGACAAGTTGACTTTGAGGATGCTGTTTATATTGAGCAAATAACAAACCTTAAGCAGGCACAGCAAGTTCTTGCTTACAGGATGAAAAAGAAAAGAGAAGAGGCTCAGGCTAATGCGGAAAGACAACAGCAAATGAATGGTCAAATTCAACAGCAGTCTGCTCAAGCAGCAGAACAGTCTAAACAACAGACTTTGCAAATGGAAATGGAAATGAAAATGCAGATGGAAAAAATGAAGGCTGAGTTAGCGTCTAAATTACAGAAAGAAAAGTATGAATACGAACTAGAAATAGAAGGTATAAGACAAGCATCAAACATTGAAAGAAATGCAATGGATAATCTTCCTACTAAAGAAATGGGAGTGAAGATGATGGAACAACCTGAACAACAATAGTATAAATTAACAAACAACAAAACAAATTATAATTATGGAAGAAGAATTTGATTTATCGGAAGTCAAAGTTATTGACGACAATGGTGAGGCTCAACCTGTGGATATTCCACAAGAAGAAAAGCCTGAGACAGAATCCCAAGAAACAGAGGTAGAGAATACCTCTGAAGAAGAAACAGAGGTAAAAGAACCAGAGCAAGATGATCCGAAGCCAGAAGAGGAATCGGCTAAAGATGAAGAGACTTCTGATGAAGATAAAATAGGAAAACCAGACGAGTTGTTCAGTCAACTTGACGAAATATCTAAGGATTTAAGCAACGGTAAAGCGGAAACCTTAGAGGACTTTTTTGAAGAGTACAAAAGAATGAGAGATTCATCAAGTGCTCAATTTAAAGATGACTACATTAAAAATGCGGTCGAATATTACAATAAAACTGGAAACCTGACTCCGTATCTAGAGGCAACTTCAGTTAACTATTCAGAAATGTCTGACGAACAGGTCATGAGACGTGACCTAGAACAGGCTAACCCTACACTTTCAAAAAAAGCAATCGAGAGATTGTATACTAGGGATATAGTTGACAAGTACTCTTTAGACGAAGACAAATTTGATGAGGATGAGGTAGAACTTGGTAAGGAACTTCTGTCAGCAGATGCAGCCAAACTAAGAGACAAGTATGTTGACGAACAGAAAAATTTTACTCAACCTGTTAAAGACCAAACTGAAGAAACTGAAACTGTAAACCAAGAGGAGCAACTTGCTCAATGGACAGAAACTGTTTCATCTCATGAAACAACTAAAGACGTGATGGAAAACAAGCGAATTTTAGTTTCTTATGGTGATGAAAAATTCTCTTATGAAGTCGAAAACCCGGAATCGTTACAAGAAATGACTATCGATAACAATAAGTTTTTTGATTTGTTTAAAGATGATAAAGGTGTTGTTGATTTTGACAAGTGGTATCGTGTATTGGCTTACGCTTCAGACCCTGAAGTTTATGATTCGTCCCTTATTTCTCATGGACAAGAACTAGGACAAGAAAAAGTAGTTTCTGATTTAAAGAATCCTA